TTTCTAAAAAACATACATACTCTGTATGGTTTGTTCCGAAGGGTATATTTAATCGTTAAAGGGATCAAAAATGGAGGAGTCTTACTTGTTTCAAAGTGAGACTTTTTTTTGTGTGTTCATACGTGGTCAGATAACAAAGTGGCACATACTCTTTACTAGAGTGTTTTTTTGTGCTATGATGTATTCATATACAAAAAGACTATGAATCCCCAGACATTATTAGACATTGAAAATTCAGATGACTTTGAATTGAAAGATATATTACTTGCAGTATTAAAAAGATTCAAGAGGGGAGGTCACGCAAATCCATTTAATTATAATTATGGATTTGAGTTTATACAATGTTTAACACTTGGTTATAAAAAAACTACAGTTGGTGGTGGTTCTGATGGAAAGAAAGATGATGGAGAGACTACAGAATTAAAAGCTATGGAACACTTAGGTCTTACTAAAAAAGGAAAAGAAAAATCTCATAGTGTATCATACAATGGAACTACAAAAAAACAAACTATTGATGAACAGAGAAAATACTGTTATAATAAAATTATGAGAGATAAGTTTCATCATTGGACTATCATTGATTATGAAAATGGTAAATTAGTAAAAACATTAAAACTCAAGTGTGAAGATGTATGGACACTTATTTGGCCAAAGTGGGAGAAAGCTTTTTATGAGTCATCAAGTCGTGCAGATGGTCGTATCAATGGTTCATTATCAACTAACGAACTTAATAATAACAATATTCAATATGAGGTAATTAATCATTAAAGAATTAGATAGTGGCAAGTTAATGTACTCAGGTGGTAGTAATGATGAGTGCTATACACCTTTATATGGAGTCATACCCATACTCAAGTACATCCCAAAGGATGCAATAGTCTGGTGTCCATTTGATACATTCGAGAGTCACTTTGTAAAAGAAATATCTAAAACAAATAAGGTGGTGTCATCACATATTTGGACAGGTCAAGACTTCTTTAACTATGAACCCGACGAGTGGAATGTGATGGTATCAAATCCACCATTCACAAACAAGAGAAAGTATTTTGAGAGAGCATTATCATTTAATAAACCATTCGCTCTGATTATGACAAATACTTGGTTGAATGACTCAGCACCAAAACAATTATTCAAAGACAAGGATTTACAACTGTTGATGTTTGATAAAAGAATGAAGTTTTTAAGTCCTGATGGTAGAGATAATGATAAGATCACATTCAGTAGTAGTTACTACTGTTACAACTTCTTACCAAAACAAATTATAATGGAGGAATTGAATATACCACCTAAGAAAGTGTCACAACGATCCCCTAGTTTGGCAGTTTTGCCATTATAATAAGTATATCAACAGGAAATCTATGCAACTAAGACCCCATCAAGAGCAAGCAATCAAAGCAATGCTTCGCAACGACAAAGGACAAGTGATTGTTCCTACAGGTGGTGGTAAAACTATCTGTATGATAGAGGATGCCAAGAATGAGTTAAGCAGAACAAATACACTTCAGACGATTGTGGTTGTTGCTCCTCGTATTCTATTGGCAAATCAGTTGTCAGCAGAGTTTCTTGAGCATATCGTAGGTGTAGATGTAATGCACGTTCATAGTGGAGAGACTCATCACTTCAGTACAACTAAGGTTGATAAGATCAGAGAGTTCAACTTCCTAAGTGCAAATACTAACTGCAATCAGTTGATATTCACAACATATCACTCACTACACAGAATTGTTGAGAGTAATATTGTTGTTGATACCATTTACTTTGATGAAGCACACAACTCAGTTCAGAAAAACTTTTTCCCTGCCGTTGAGCAACTATCAACCAGTAGTTTGACACGTTCATTCTTCTTTACTGCTACACCAAAGCACAGTTTGACACCTAGCAAGGCAGGTATGAACTGGACAAGAGTTTATGGTAATGTCATTTGCAATGTACCTGCACCTAAGTTAGTCAAGCAGGGTTACATACTTCCACCAAAGGTTGAAGTTTACAAGACCAGAATACTTGATAAAGATGAATTAGTTGCAGACAGAGACAATGAGCAGATGATTGACGCCATAGATAACTTAGATAAGGACAAAGTTTTGATATGTGCCAAGTCAACAAAACAGATTGTTGCACTTGTATCACAGACTGACTTTGTGAAGCAGTTGGCAGTACGTGGTTATTCTTGGATGACCATCACATCAAAGACAGGTGCCATCATTGATGGTGAGAAGGTGGACAGAGAGACATTCTTTGATACACTTAATGAGTGGGGTAGAAACGACAAAAAGTTTGTTGTACTGCACCACAGCATACTCTCAGAGGGCATCAATGTCAATGGTCTGGAAGCAGTATTGTTTATGAGATCTATGGACTACATAGGTATCAGTCAGACTATTGGTAGAGTCATTCGCAAGGGGAGTGCTGATAAAGTATTCGGACTTGTCTGCATCCCTGTTTATTCTAAGGTTGGTATTTCTACTGCAAGGAAGGTCGAGGCAGTCGTTGATACCATATTCAACAAAGGTCAAGCAGCAACTTCGGTGGTGACAAGATGAAAACAGATCTACTTCTCAGAATTTATAAGGTGGTCAAGGTCAAACCGAAACCAGAATATAAACCAGTTCGCAAACATTACAACATTCACACTTACGGATGAGAGATACAATTTTGTATGGAGACTGTCGTAAGACACTCAAACAATTTGATGAGCAAGCAAGGACTTGCATCACATCCCCACCATACTACGGATTGCGTGACTATGGTGGAGAACAGAACCAAATTGGTCAGGAGCAAACACCTGACGAATTTATTGAACAATTAATTACAGTATTCAAGGAGGTGCGAAATGTGCTTACAGATGACGGAACTTGTTGGGTTAATCTTGGCGATAGTTACTATAACTACAGACCAGGCTCAGGACAAGGACTACCAAAACAAAGTGTCTCAACTACTCGACAAGACTTACCAGATGTGTGTCCTCGTAGAGGAAATCGAATCGAAGGACTCAAAGAAAAAGACCTTATCGGAATCCCATGGTTATTTGCCTTTACAATGAGAGCAGACGGATGGTATCTACGACAAGATATAATATGGCATAAACCTAATCCAATGCCAGAGAGTGTCAAGGATAGATGCACAAAGTCACATGAATACATATTTTTATTCAGTAAGAACAAAAAATACTACTACGACAATGAATCAATTAAAGAACCCGCAAAGGATTGGGGGACTAGAGATCGCACTAAAGGCAAGTATCATAATGTTGGCACTGGTCTATCCCCTCATACAGGGTTAAACAAGAGTTATCCTACCAAAAATAAGAGATCAGTATGGTCAGTCACCAATAAACCTTATCGTGAAGCACATTTTGCGACCTATCCACCTGACTTAATCGAACCTTGTATCAAGGCAGGGAGTGAAGTGGGTGATCTAATACTTGATCCGTTTATGGGATCAGGAACTACAGCAGCAGTCGCAAAGGCACTTGGAAGAGACTATATCGGATGTGAACTGCATGAAGACTATGGTAACCTAATTGAGAAGAGAATACAAGATTATGTGCCAGTTAAAAAAGTGGAACAAAAACCTTGCATTAATATACTAGACATTATATAATAAGTACATAAGTTAATTAACTTAGGGCAAGGATCTATGGTTGTCTTGATCCAGTTGAGAAATTACGTCCTGTAAGTCCCATTCTAAACTATCCAAAGGAGAATCTTATGATCGAAGGAGTATTACTAACATTACTGATACTATCTTTCTCTATCGGTTCAGCAATCGGTATTGTAAACTACGGAACAAAAGGGAGGTTTTTCTAATGAGATGTCAAGTTAAACTATTCGTTGCAGGTACAGTATTTACCGAGGAGGTCAATGCTCGCAACTATGACGAAGCAAGACAGGTTGCAGTCGCAAGGAATCCAAATGCGAGAGTGATCGGAGTCAATGCGAAGTTCTAACTATCAGAAGTTCTATCCTACCACATTCCCATCCCTACTAGACCCAAAGGTGGGTCAACCCACAGGTTATGTAACTAAAGATGGGATGTGGGCGGCAGTTCCATCAAATGGCAAAAGATTTGCCATCGTTCACAATGGTATCGTAGAACACTTTTCAAAGAATTTTGAGAGTGCTATGACCTATATAAAAAAAGGTATTCAAAAAGAAAAGAAAAATGCACGATCAAAGTCAAGCAGAAAAGTGGGATAGGGGCAAAACTCTTTTACTAGAGTCCTTATATAAACCTGATTCTAAACTACGTGGTTGTGCATACAATCAAGAATGTTATGATGAAATGATGACGATACGTGATGAGATTATAGACTATGTGAGAGAACTTGCCAACCCCCATAGCAAACCTTTATCAAAATGGCGATGAGTTTAGAAGTTAAACAAAATGACAATGGTTCATTTACAGTTGAGTGGGATAAAAACGATCCTGATTGGAAGTTCCTTAACAAGTTGACAACAGAAGAGATCGAGGGTATGATAGAGGAAATAATCAAACTCGATAAAAATGGATGATAAAAACTATTGTCTCGAACAACTAGAGGTGTGGATCGAAGCAGCAATAGAGAGTGAAGCATCCGCAGAGGAGATTTACAACTGTATCAGATCAACTCTTGTGAGCAAGATAACATACCATACAATTTATCTCAAACATTCTAAAGAATTGTTAAGTTTATTGAGTGGTAATGTGCCAAGTCAACCCACAAAACTTAAGTTGATAAGACCAGACAAAACTAAATAGTTACATAATAGGAGGTCACTATGAAAACTATCGAAGACCATATTCAGCATGATAAAGACATAATTGCTGATCCAAATAGTTCAGAACCCGCGAAAAGACATGCGACTGATGAATTACACGAATTACAGGAGTATGTTGGTCATCACAAAAAAGAAATTGATGCGGGAGATCATCATGACCCAAATGCCCTAGAACTATTTTGTGATAACCACCCAGACGAACCAGAATGTCTGGTATATGACGATTAAATAAGTGTCACACACCCCCTACACAGGGGGTATTTTTTTGGTATTATATTAATAGGGAAACAAAACTGGCGATCAAGGGTCATACCAAGTATCGGTCATACTCTAATTTAAGTCCAGTTTTTGTTTCTCGCACTCTATTATCCCCTGATTTCCATGACAAGAGAAGGACTACCCACAGGACAAATGCAAGAAGAGACACAGGAACTTCTTGATGAATACAATGAACTCTATAATTGGGAGTACAACGATATGGTTGACTTTATTCAGAGTTTTGGAGAAGAGGATTTCAGATTCCATTATGAAAAATATCAGAGACTTGTTGATGACTATGGACAGGAAGTAGTCAATGAGTTTATGGAAGACCACGATCTTGAGTATTTCGAGGATATGTATCAAGGTCAGTATGAGAGTGGTGCAGAATTTGCAGAGCAACTATGCCAAGATTGTGGTTATATAAAGAGTTATCAAGGAGAGATACCCAGTTGGATAGAAATTGATTGGGAAAAAACTTGGGATAATCTATCCTATGATTACATAGAAATTGGTAATGGTCACATATTCAATGCCAATTATTAAAGTGTCACATCAACCCTAGCATTTGACTTGTTAGGGACTATAATAAGTATATCAAACAAAGATCCCCCCAATGATTAAATTAGGAACACAAGTCCAACACAAATTACACGATGACCTTAATGGTGATGTAGTTCTAATCAACAGGAAAAGCAACACCGCTGCTGTTAAATACTGGGTCAATGACTATGAACCAATGATCGTTGACGTATATCTATCTGACTTGGAGGTTGCATAATGAGATACAATTCACCCTATGAAATCGGACTTGGTGAAAATGTCAAGTATGAAGGCAAAGACTACCTAGTTCTTATCAACTACATCAAGGGAGAAACTGACGCTAAAGGTTTCACCCCAAAAACAGACCGCACCATACTAATTGATGATGATGGTAATAGAACCACAGTTTATGATTATCGCACATTGGAGGTTGTGTAATGAAATACAATGTAACAGAAATTTTCTTTGATGTTGATGATTCCAACTATGAAGAAATTACATTAGAAGAATACAATGAAATTGTGCAAAATTCATTGGGTGTATGGGATGCAGAAGATGAAGATGACCTTATAGAAGAGATCACAACAGCATCAGGATGGTGCATCAAATCTATTGACTATGAAATCCAACTTAAGGGAGACTTTAACTAATGAGAAACAGAAGATCCTATTACATTGATGCCATCAGAGAATTAGCACATTTAAACTTTGATGAAGATACAGAATCAAAAATTCTTGCCGAACTGGATAAGAATTGGTTTGATAATAATGGTATGGTAAAATTATACGATGAGATATTAGAACTTGTCTATGGAGACGGAGGAATTAAAGGATATTAGTGGACACTTAGATTAGTGTCACATCAACCCTAGCATTTCACTTGCTAGGGATTATAATAAGAACATAAGCAAAGGAGTTCCCCCCTATGACCACTATTCAAGAAATGACCTCTATTGAAAACATGGCACTTATTCAGCAATTTGTTGATTATGTTGATTCATTCTATGGCACAGATGACCCACTCTATCCTATGATGAGTAGAGAGACAGGTCAACCATTAAATACACACGATATACATTGTGCAACTATGAACTATCTTACTATGTGTCTTGATGAGAATGAAACACGATACACTTGGGGTGATGGTGACAGTCTTGACAGAGAAAGAGTCAGAGACATTCTACTTGAAGAGTACCAGTACAAGTTTGTAGGAGAGTAACAATGCCAAAAGAAATGCTATTCCTATGTGATGTTTACACAAAATGGTTAGAAGAAAATCAACTACCACATCAATGTGCATCTGACATCCTCTATGGTAAGGACACTATGAACAGACTAACACTCAATCAAACCTACTGGTTAGAGAACTTTATCTCTACGTGGGATATTATCGCACAAAACTCATAGGAGATCAAATGAGAACAAAAAACAAAGTTGCATTAGATTCTCTTATCGACAACATCAAACACACATTTTACTATGTTGGTGCAAAGGGTGATGATGTTGACCAGTTTGAGATTGACCAACTACACAAATTAGTTGACCAATTTGCATCACAAGTAACCATTTCAGATAGTCAAGGACAGTAAAATGACAAAAGCAAGTGAACTTATGAACAAATGGATACAGAGAGAAAACACTCTTGTCTATGAAATTGCATCAATCATTAAAGATGATCCTGATGTAGCACCAATTCTAATCGAAGAGTTGGTAAAGAGATTATCTAATCAAGCATTAGATGAAGTCGAGGATGTCATTGTAAATCAATTTGGTGTGGAGGTCTATGACGAAGAGACAGTTTAATTAGTGGCACATCATCCCTAGCATTTGACTTGTTAGGGACTATAATAAGTATATCAAACAAAGGAGTTCCCAACCATGACATTGACAACAGACAAGGCAAATCAGACATTCTTACTT